GCTCGTTTGCCAAAAGCTGCTGTAAATCGTCGTTTTGGTGACAACGATCCAGTTGGGCGTGTTGCTTCGCAGCTTATTGAACGCTCGTTAGACTTTGAAATTGAGCACTATTCAGACTTTCGCAGCGCAATGCGTCACGCTGTTGAAGACAGGTTCTTAGGTGGTCGAGGCGTTGCATGGGTTCGTTATGAGCCGCATGTTGTAGCGCAAGATATGCCTGAAGACGGCTATCAAGTTACTGAAGACGTAGACAAAGAAACTGGCGATGGTAACGAAGGCAATGCAGGCACGCTCAATGGCGGCGCTGGCATGGAAGCAGAGCCACAAGAGGAAATCGAGTACGAGTGTGCGCCTACTGATTACGTTCATTGGAAAGACTTTGGACATTCTGTTGCTCGCACATGGGAAGAAGTCACGCAAGTCTGGCGCTGGGTTTACATGACTCGTGATGCGCTGATTGAGCGATTTGGGGAAGATGTGGGCAATAAAATCCCGCTAGACGCTGGCCCTGAAAGCAACAAACAGTACGGGCAAAATAATCGTGACTTTACACGAGCAAAAATCTGCGAATTGTGGGACTTAGAGACTGAGAAAGTCTATTGGTTTAGCAAAAACGCAGGTCAAATCATTGACGAGCGTGATGATCCGTTAGAGTTAGAGGGGTTCTTCCCTTGCGCTAAACCTCTGTACGCAACGATGACAAGCGACACGCTCGTGCCTGTTGCTGACTTTGTGCTGTATCAAGACCAGGCGCAAGAGCTAGACATTTTGACAGACAGAATTGACGGTCTAGTCAAAGCGCTGCGTATTCGTGGCGTGTATGACGCATCACAGCCTGCATTACAACGTCTGCTTACTGAGGGTGACAACAACACGTTGATCCCTGTGGATAAGTGGATGGCGTTTAGCGAAAAAGGTGGTCTTAAAGGCTCAATCGACATATTGCCTATTGACCAGATTGCTAGTGCTCTTATTCAATGCTATCGAGCAAGAGACGAGATCAAGGCGCAAATTTATGAAATCACGGGTATTTCAGACATTGTTCGTGGTCAAACTTCGGCAAGCGAAACAGCGACAGCCCAGCAAATCAAAGGACAGTACGCAGGTCTACGACTTCGCTCAATGCAAGAAGATGTGGCGCTTTTTGCCTCAGAGTTAATTCGCTTAAAAGCACAGATTATTTGCTCTAAGTTTCAACCGCAGACGATTATCCAGTACGCTGCTGCTGAACAAATGAGCGATGCTGACAAGCAATTAGTGCCTGAAGCGTTGATGTTGCTTAAAGACAAGCCGTTGCGTAACTTTAGGATTGAAGTCGCAGCAGATAGCCTTGTGCAGATTGACGAAAATCAGAACAAGCGTGACAGAGTTGAATTTTTGCAGGCGATGGGTGGCTTTTTGTCACAGGCGCTGCCAATGGGTCAACAAGCACCTGAGCTTGTACCTATGCTTGTGGATATGGTCAAGTTTGGTATGTCTGCGTATAAGCAGGCAGAGCCAATTGAAGGCACAATAGATCAAGCGCTTGAGCAAATGAAGCAAAAACAAGCAATGGCAGCGCAGCAGCCGCCACAGCCTGATCCTGAAATGATGAAGATGCAAGCAGACCAACAGCGAGAGCAAGCGAGAACTGAGGCTGATATGCAAATCGAGCAAATCAAGATGCAGAGCGAAGCAGCGCTAGAGAAGCAGAAGCAAGACTTTGAGGCGTGGAAAGTACAGTTTGAAGCGCAGAATAAGTTGAATTTAGCTCGTATCGCTGCTAACCCTGGTGTAGACGTACCGTTACTCGAAGCGCAAGAGCTGCAAAGCAAACAAATGGTTCAACAACTTGCTGGCAGTCTTAATGATGCAATCAACAGAATGACAGATTTGCATCAAAATATGCTGCAAATGCAAGCTCAAACAATGGCGCAGATTGAAGGCGTGAAAAACGCAGCATCAGCACCTAAACGAGTCATTCGTGGCGCTGACGGTAAAGTCATTGGTGTCGAGGTCGTTCAATGACGCTTTACTATTCAAACGCTACGAGACACGCTCAAAATGAGGGGCTAATTGCTTATGCTGCAACAGGTGCGCTATTTAATCTATATAACGGCACACAGCCTGCAAACGCTAATACTGCGATTACTACGCAAGTACTTCTCGTAAGTATGCCAATTGCAGGCGTTTTTGGTTCAGACACAAATGGCATTTTGACGCTTGGCACAGTAACGCAGACAAACGCAGTCGCATCAGGTGCAGCTACGTTTTTTCGTATCTTTAAGTCTGACGGCACAACAGTCATCATGGATGGCTCTGTCGGCACATCTAGCGCAGACTTAATACTGAATACTGTTGACATTGTTGTAAGTCAAAGCGTAGACATTACAGCAGGCACGATTATTAGGGGCAATGCATGAGCGTCACCGTAAAACATCCGTTTGTAAGTACTGTTCCTGACTCTACAGACACGAGCTTAGTTCGCCCTAGTAATTGGAACGCTGACCACACGATTGTAGGTCTTGGCACAGCAGCAGAGCTAAACGCAGGTGTTGCAAATGGTGTTGCTACGCTTGACGGTGGTGGCACAGTACCGCTTAGTCAGATTCCTGCCTCGATTCAAGGCACATTAAGCTATCAAGGCACATGGAACGCATCAACCAATACACCGACTCTAGCCTCTGGTGTCGGCACAAAAGGTTATTACTACGTTGTCAGCGTTGCTGGCTCTACCAACTTAGACGGGATTACTGACTGGAGCGTTGGTGACATGGCTGTCTATAGCGGCACAGCTTGGCAGCAGATTGACAACACAGATGCAGTCACATCGGTAAATGGCTACACAGGCACAGTCGTATTAAACGCTGCTGACGTTGGCGCTTTAGCAAGCATCACTAGCTCTGATGGCAGTATTGACGTATCAACTGTTGGCACAGCTGTTGATTTAACGGTTTCTGTAAATTCACCCGCTTCAACGATTGTGGGTCAAGTGCGTAACCAAACAGGTGCAACGCTAACACGAGGCACAGTTGTATACATTAGCGGTGCATCAGGCAACAAAGCGTTAGTATCAAAAGCAATAGCGACAAGCGATGCTACATCTGCACAAACGTATGGCGTGATTACTGCTGATATAGCAAACAATCAAAACGGTTACGCAACGCTCATTGGTTCTCTTGGAAGTTTGGACACATCTGCTTATGCAGAAGGATCACAACTTTATTTAAGTTCAACAACTGCTGGTGCTTGGACTGCCACAAAACAGTACGCCCCAGCGCACCTTGTTTATGTTGGTATTGTTACCCGTAGCCATGTAAATCAAGGCACAGTTGAAATAAAAATCCAAAACGGCTACGAAATGGACGAACTCCATAACGTGTCTGCACAAACCCCATCAAACGGCAATGTGCTTATTTGGAACAATTCAACGCAATTATGGGAATCTGCTGGAATCACAGCAGGCACAGGAATTTCTGTCACAAACGGCGCAGGTTCAATTACGGTTGCAAATACTGGCGTGACATCTGTAAGCGGAACTGCACCTGTTGTATCAAGCGGTGGAACAACGCCAACCATTTCAATGGCTGCTGCAAGCGCATCGGCAAATGGTTATTTAACGTCAACTGATTGGTCAACGTTTAACAGCAAACAACCTGCTGGCACATACGTTAATTCTGTATCTGCAACTAGCCCAATTACAAGTACGGGTGGCGTGACACCAACGATTGCAATGCCAGCTGCCACAGGTTCGACAAATGGCTACTTGACTAGCACCGATTGGACTACGTTTAATAACAAAGGCTCTGGTAGCGTCACAAGCGTTGCAGCATCTGTACCATCATTTTTAAGCGTATCTGGCACGCCCATTACTAGCTCAGGCACACTAGCAATTAGCTACTCAGGCACAGCGTTACCTGTTGCAAACGGCGGCACAGGGCTAACTGCGGCAGGAACAGCTGGTTATGTCCTTACGTCAAACGGTACGGCATGGGTAAGCGCAGCTCCAGTAAGCAGCAATATCACGGCGCAAGGCTTGTTTGAGAACGCCAATACAATCTCTGCAAACTACACAATTGGCACAAATAACAACGCTGTGAGTGCAGGGCCAATCACGATTGCGTCAGGCGTAACTGTCACCGTTCCATCGGGTAGCGTTTGGGTTGTCGTATGACAGCAGCTTTTCAAACAAATGCGTTTCAGCCTAATGCCTTTCAGGTATTGGTCGTTACTGGCGTACTAAACGCTACAGATCAAAACGACACAGGCGCATTTACAGGCACAGTCGGTGGGATTGTGCCAGTCATCGAAATTGATATGCACGATGGCGATAAAAGGCGCAAAGAGCAACGAGAGAAAGAAGCAGCAAAAGCTAAGAAGCGCAGAGATGAAGTTGTAGCGCTTTTTGAACATTTAGTTGAAGGCAAACCTTTAGTTGCAGAAGAAATAGCTGCACCATTCATTAAGCAAGCTACAATAAGCGAACTAAATTCAGCAGAGTTTGTAAAAACTGTTGATTTTGACGCATTGATGGCAGATTTGGCAAAAGTTCAGCAAATCTATGATGCTTATATTGAAATGGACGATGAGGAGGTTCTTGCTCTGTTATGAGAAAGACTTATGTTTACGTTGATGGCGAGTTAGTTGAGAAAGGCTCAGATGCACATCTTGAAAAGGTGTACGGCCCGTTCGTGATGCCAGACATTCAACCGTATAAAAGCATGATCGACGGTTCAATGATTACTAGCAGATCAAGGCATCGAGAACACTTGCAGTCGCATGGCTGTATTGAAGTTGGCAACGAAAAGATGGAAACCAAGTACACGCCAATTTCACAAGAAAGCAGACGAGATGTATTGCGCCAACAGCTCGGCAACATGACGCACAAACAAGCGCAGCAGATTTTGACCCAATTACGCAGAAAAATTACTTGAGGGAGTATTTATGAGCGAAGAACAGTTAGACCGTAAAGAATTGCTAATGCAACAGTTTGATGCTGCTGAAGATGCACAGCCTGTTGTTGAGATTGAGCCTGCTGCAAACGTAGCACCTGAGCCTGCGCCAGAGCCACCAATTTGGGAGCGTCCACCCGCTTCGTGGAAAAAGGATTATCACGAAGTTTGGCAAACAGCTGACCCAAAACTTAAAGAATACGCATGGCAACGTGAAGAAGAAATGAAAAAAGGCGTTGAGCCTTTGCTTTCAAAAGCTCAGTTTGCAGATCAGATTCAGCAAGCAATTGAGCCGTATCAGAATAACCTGCGAACACTAGGAATTGCGCCACCTGAAGCGATTAAAGCGCTGATGGATGCTGACAACGTACTGCGACACGGTACGCCACAGCAGAAAGCGCAAATGTTTTCTACTCTTTCGCAGCAATATGGTGTAAATTTAGGGGAAATCGGCAGTTTGCAACAACAACCTGTTGATCCTACTGTGTCAATGCTTCAAAACGAGCTTTATAGCGTTAAAAATGAAGTAATGACATGGAAACAGCAGCAAGAGGCAGCACAAAACCAAGCTCTTTTAGGCGAAATCAATAATTTTGCAGAAAAGGCTGAGTTTTTTGAAGATGCACGACCAACAATGATCCAGCTTCTGAACTCAGGAATGGCTCAAAACTTGGATGATGCATATAACAAAGCATTACGCCTAGACGAAGCTCTGTCTAGCAAGCTACAGCAAAGCCTACAAGCCAAAACTGAAGCAGCTAAACGAGAATCGGCTAACAAAGCAGCGAAATCTGCTCGGGCGGCAGCGGTCAGCGTTAAAAGCTCTACACCCGGAGTGAACACGGCTACCAAAGCGCAAGATAGACGTTCTTTATTGGCTGAACAAATAGACAGCCTTAACGAACGCTTTTGATAACCTAATCGGAGATTACTATGGCCTTCGCCAATAGCTCGATCAGCGACATCATTGCGACTAACATTCAAAGCCGCACCGGTGAACTAGCTGATAACGTAACAAACAACAACGCTTTATTGCGCCGACTCAAAGAACGTGGCAA